GGGGACGCATGATTGGCTGCCTGGCGTTCAAGTCTGGACACCTGATTCGATGTCCATTCCTGAAGCCGCCTTGTGCCTGGATCAAACAAATCCAGGTCCGCCTTATCATATCGGAGGCCCATTGATGAGCTTCAAGTATGATAATCATTGTGATCTCACAGGTGGGTCATCATATTATGACGATGACGCGCATATGAGTCAAATGTACAAGGGCGGATTCTACCCAAGGACCCCACCGGCTGGGTTCGGTGCCCATAGTGGCGACTATATAGCCGCTGCTCAGGACCCCGATCATAGTCTTCACTCCTTAGGTGACTGTAGTTCCTACGGACCCAAAGCTTGGAACAAGTTTGCTCCAACTAAACCAGGTGTTCAACTCGGTGCATCTATCGTAGAATTACGAGACATGCCTCGTCAGTTGCACACCTCAGCCGAATTCTTCCATGATGCATGGAAGGCTCTGGGAGGTAAATGGGCCTTTGGGCCCAAAAAGCTCGCAGATCATTGGCTGAACCATCAATTTGGTTGGCTCCCTTTTGTATCAGACGTAAAACGTACTTTAAGTACGGCTCATAATTTTCATCGGAATTATAACCGATTGAAAAAGATGAACGGCGTCTGGGAAAAGAGGGGTGGGACCGTAGCGACCGAAGGTAATTCGACTATACTAAGCGAGAGCGATGTTGTTTCACAACATGGCCCTGTACTTAGTACACCGTTTTACGCTTACGGTGCTCCCTTAGGGAACTATAGGGTCGTTGAGAGTTACTCTCGACGAGTATGGTTCTCCGGTCGGTATCGGTATTACATACCTGATTTAGGTATGCCGTACCAAGATACTCTCCGTGCCGTTAGAATGTTTGGGGCTTTGCCCTCACCTTCTATGGTATGGGAGCTCGTTCCTTGGTCGTGGCTGGTCGATTGGTTTTCTAATGCTGGAGACGTAGTCTCCAACTTAGAGATGTCAATCGGTGACAACCTAGTCGCACATGACGCATATCTAATGGCACATACGAAATATTCGTATGTCCTTACCTCTACGATTAATCTTCGTAAAGGTCCATTTACCTCTTCGTGGAAAAATTCCATCGAGTGGAAATGTAGACATTGCGCCAGTCCATTTGGTTTTGGCCTGACGAAAGCTGACTTAAGCTCTCGTCAATTAAGCATACTCGCTGCTCTGGGCATCCAATATGGATGAACAGATAAGTCAGTGAAGTGTGTATCTGATTTAGCCTTAGATAAGGTAGAACTGACAATCCTACCCTGCTAAATCAATCACGTCACTTACCACAGAGAGGTAGCTGCGATGCTTAACGATCCATTGTCCATCACTATCAACTCAATTGCCTATGGTCCGGCTCGTATTGAGACGGATCCAAACAAGGCCGTGTACTCTACGACAGACGGAAACATCAAGATGACTATCAGTCATCAAGCTGCTGCCAACAGAACCCGCCACATGATCCGTGTGGATCAGAGGAAGGTTGCTGCTGACCCCGTCTCGGCGCAGAATGCGTACAAGACCTTGGGCGTCTACATCGTTTTCGACGTTCCCGATTTCGGGTTCACCGGAACTGAAGTAGACCAGGTTGTCCAGGGACTAAAAACCTGGTTGTCGGCATCGAACAACACTCGCGTCATTGCAGGAGAATCTTAGTCTAATTCCCCCGCAAATGAGGTTGTGCTGCTGATTTTAGCGTCAACTTTGATATAACTTTTGTTGTATCATCGTTGGGCACTAGATGTCGTCGTGATGGCAATACAGATCAATGATTCATTGATCCTGTTAAGCACGTAGTTAGATGCCTACCCTGTATTCAAGGGAGACATGAAAAGCTACGTAAGTATGCTCTTTGCGGTTGCCGAAAAAGTCATTTATGACGTATTCGGCAGGTGTTCCGCTCGCGGATCAGCCGATAGAGATCTATTAACACTTAGATCTCGAATTGAACACGAAGGGCTATCGTTCTTGACGATAACGCTTCCCTCCTTCGGGGCAGATTTCGAAAGAAGTCTGTCCCAAGGATTCATAGACCCAAAGAACTTCCTTTCTTTTAGGAAGTTCCGACAAATCCCTGCATTTCTGCAAGGTATTGTCAGTCTAGTGTTCAATGCTGATACAGGAAGGATCTTAGATGAACCCTCTATTGATGCTATTGAAGGTATTCGCCAAATGGCGTACACCTTCAAGAAGATCAAGATTGCATGTGCACCCTCACGGGTGCGACGTGCATTCGAGAGCTACATCTCGGATGAGCAGTCACTTCAGGTGCCCTTGGAGCCAAAGCAGATCGAACAGTTTCGTTCAGTCTGCAACTGTATGTGGCCTATGGTGCTCAGTGTTTCAGATCTTGAACCACTTCGTACCATACCTGCACACGGTCCTGGTTCCACTGCTGAAAGAATTTCTGGAAATCAGAAGTATGCTTTCAAGCAATGGCACAGCCGTCTTGAACCATACTATCCTATCTTTCCAAATGCTTTTACATCTGTAGACGCATTGGGAGATAAGAGGTTCAAAGAGTTGACGGTTTTGTCTAGCGATCAGGAACCACCCGTAAGGGTAGTTACCGTTCCCAAGACACTAAAGTCACCCCGTATCATAGCTATGGAGCCTGTTGTGATGCAATATGCACAACAAGCTCTTTCTCGTGCCTTAGTAAAAAGGCTTGAGGCCGCCAAAATAACCTCTGGTCATGTAAATTTTACAGATCAGAAGGTAAATCAGCGGTTAGCTATGAATTCGTCGATTACTGGTCATTTGGCAACACTTGACCTTTCATCGGCGAGTGATAGAGTTCCTCTGTCACTTGTTGAAGTCATGTTAGAGTCGAATCCCGATTTTCGAGACGCGGTTCTTGCATGCCGTTCAACTAGAGCAAATCTTCCGACAGGAGATGTTATCTCCCTTAGAAAATTTGCATCTATGGGTTCTGCTCTGTGTTTTCCGATTGAGTCCATGTATTTCTACACTTTATGTGTAGGGGCTCTACTCGAAAAACGTAGCCTACCTGTTACTTCACGAAATGCTTTCTTGGTATCTCGTGAAGTCTACGTGTATGGTGACGATATAATCGTTCCATCACACGATGCGGAGTTTGTTGTCGATTACCTGCATAAATACTACTGCAAGGTAAATATGTCCAAGTCCTTCTGGAGTGGAAACTTCAGAGAGTCTTGTGGCATGGACGCCTTTAAAGGTAAACAAGTTACTCCAGTTTACCTTCGTGAGGTTTGTCCTGACAACAAGCGGTCAGTTAACGAGTTGATATCGTGGACTAAGACAGCGTCCCTTTTTCTTGAAAAGGGATACTTTCTTACGTCAGACTTCCTTTACAAGGTCGTCGAAAACATTCTGGGTAAATTACCCTTTGTTCACGATACCGCTTCTGGACTAGGGCGCTTAGCGTATGGGAAATCGTATACCATTGAAAAATGGTCTACAAATACCCATGTCCCGTTAGTACGGGCTTGGGTACCATCGCCTGTTTATCGAAAAGATAAACTGACTGGCTATGCAGCTCTTCTTAAATGCCTTCTCACACTCGAATCAAGAGTTTCTCAAGAACCGAGTATGGACAAGGATCATTTAAGCCGGACCGCACGGCACGGCACCGTAACACTAAAACGCCGTTGGGTCAGGCCCTATTAAAAGGGCCTGAGGGGTAATACCTAAG